TCGGGCGCGCTCCCATGTGTGCGGACACTTCTACAAGGTCGCAATCCAAGTCTTGACAATTATCCAGCGTTCGGCGGCTTGCCGTCTGATTTATCCCCGTTAGAATATTGGAACGTACCGCGCCTTCTATGCTGCGTAAAATGCGCTTGCCGCTGTCGGTGTATTCAACCGTGTGTATGCCTTTTTGTGCCAAGTTCTTAACGGCGTTTTTTAACGCACTGTTATAATCAAAAGCCCCCGATACTGTCTGCATAAAAGCCGCGTTTGCCTGTGTGATAAAATCGCTGCTTGACGTTGACGCTATCGACATCGTAAGGCGCGAAAGATTGCTAAACGTCTTTATGACGCCCTCTTGCACCGCCTTGCTTCCCGTAACAATCCCCGCTGATTGCTGTTTCTCCGCGATTGCTTCAAAAATAAGACGCTGCCTGTCCGACATACTGCGTTTCGCCGCGTCGAATACCCGCATATCGGCTTTGTCGGATTTACTCAAGGCTTCTTCGAACAGGGCTATTATTTCCTTTTGAGCCTCTTTGTCGTATTTTGCAAGATACTTTTGTACGTCCGATTGTAAGCCGCCTATCTCTTTTAGAATGCCCGCTTGCCAGATTGACGCATCCGTTACGCCTTTCATTTTATGCAGGCGTCGCGCCATGTCTATAATTATGTCATGTTCAAGCTGCGAATAAATGCGTACAATGTCATCGGATATGCCGGCAAGGTAACGGGGAGATAGCAATTAAAACCTGCCCCGTAAAATACGCCATGCAAAACGGGCGCGCAGTAAAAACGGGTATGCGTTTAACTGTATCCGTATCGCGTCAAACATTTTCCCTTCAAGCTTGCGTACAGTGCGCCTCGTTGCGCGTGCCTGTCTGTTATTCATATACCCCCCCCCTTACATCGGAAACGTCGGCATTATCGGTTCAGGCGTGTTTGCCTTTGCCGTTGCTTCGTCCTCGCCGTAGAACCGCACCCGATATTCCCATTTATTCATTAACCCCGCCGTAACTTCCTGTATAGCGGTCTGTTTCATCTGCATAGGGTCTTTACGCGTCATGTCGTTAAACTCTATGCTTATATCCGGGTTGAACGCCGCACCGGTAAACGCCGATGTCATATAGGCGAACACATAAGCGCACAATCTGAATTTTTTTTCAAGCTCGCTTTCGATTGTGTCAACGATCGAATAAAACGCCTTTTTCCCGCCGGTAAACTGTGTCGCCGTCTGCTGGACTTGCTCAAGGTCGGATAACGTACCCTTACCGACGTTCATGGCAAGTTCTATCCGCTTGAGTATCTGCTGAAAGGCGGCTATTTGCTGTTCAGTGCGCAGCTGCGGGGCGTGTGTGTGGATTTTAGCCGCCCCCTCTTGTGTGTCGCCGTGAAATTTTACGAACAGTTTTTTTAATTCGGGGTCAATGTGTACGGTGTTTTCTTCTCCGTCGCGCCCCTGCCGTTTCTCGAATAAATCCTCGTCGGCAAATACCTTTAATTCGCCGCCCTGCTGCTCCCAGTTAAGGCGCGCGTATTGCTTGTCGGCATCCTCTATAAGGTTTTCGTTTCCCGCAATCATCGATACGGGAACTTGTGAACCGTCTATGCGGTTTACAAAACGGTTACGAAATTCGACGATAAACGGGGTGTCTACGTTTTCCCATATATAAAACGGCGTTATGTCTTTCGTCTGCGCAAAGTCCGTTAAATTGCGCTTTTTTAATACCTCGCCCGATATTTCGTATACGTCGGTTTGCACCGTGTGCCGTTTGTTTTCGTATATGTGATTTTCAACCAGCAGTATTTTTTTGCTGCCCTCTATAAGCTGTTTTGTTATCACCGCGCCCGTTAAGGTGCCGTCAAAATCGTATCGGGTAGGTAAGTAGTTGCCCAGCGGGACGACCTCGTATTGTACCTTTGCGTTTGAAAAAACGGGACGCACAAGAGCCGAACCAAGACCAACCATATACTGGACTATAACGTGATTATTCTCGTTTATGTGCTGCAGAATATCCCGCAGGGCTTCATTTTCACTTGTTACCTCGATTTCTTCGCCTACAACCGTAGAGAGCATACCGGCTATGTTTTCCATAACGCCGCATGACGGGTATTTTTTATGCCATTCGGCTTTCCCGCTCCAAATAGCGCCCCATAATTCAATGGCCTCTTTCATTGCGGGGCTTATGTTTATTGTTATCCCCGTAATATCTTCAATGTGTTTCCAGCTAAACAGTTTCATAAAAAACCCCTTTATTTTTTCAAACATTATGCGCCGCTCCTCTTGTATACCGATTCCAGCGCGTACCGAGTAAGCGCCATATAGTGATCGGGCTGCCCTTGCGGATAACCGCTTAAAATCTCGCCCGTTGTTTTGTCTATTTCGTATTCATAGAGGCTGAACTCGTCTGCGGCGTTCGGGCAGCGTCTCGGGTCTATAATTATCTCTTTAAGCCCTTGCAGCCACTTAAAGCCCGCCTCAAGGCTTCCCTTGCCCTTTTTAGCCCCTGCTATGTTCCAGCCCCAACGGTAAAAGTCCGCTATGCTTTTAGGCTCTGCGCTGTCGGCTGTTATACGGTCTGTCATATCTTCGTGGTGCTTTTTTAACGCCTCATTTGCTTCCCAGTTTCCGTGTTTTAAAAGTTTTAATTCGTCGTAGATATACAGGGTGTGTTTTTTTGCGTCGTAGGACATTGCGCCCCACATAAACGGATCGGGATAATAGCCCCAGTCTATACCGTAGTAGTGCCAATCAAAAGCGGCAATTTGTTTAGCGGTGATATTTTTAAGCGTTACGTTTTCAAAGATATTGCGGCCCGTACCCGTTGCCTTGCCTAAAAAGATATTTTCATAGGCGCGCCTGTTGGTCTTTTTCATTTGTTCGACTTCAAATAAAAACGCCTCTCCCAACCATTCGGCGGGAACCGTTCTATAATCCGAAAGGTGTACGAGCCTGTTTGCTTTTTCGGTTTGTACGTCCCTGTTTTTCCAGTTACGGATTGAAGCGGGCGGGTTAAAGCTTTCAAATACCCAAAACATTGAACCGCCGCGCAGTGTGGAAAGTTTTACCGTGTGCATATCCGATTCGGTGAACTCGCTTGCTTCTTCAAACCACGTTACGGCGATATAGCCCGTCGACGTTTTAATCGACTTGATTTTACTCGGATCGTCAACACCGGCGAATAAAATCATCTGTCCCGTTTTTTTATACGTTATCGGAAGCGCGGCGGTGCTTGAACGCGGAATATTGAACCTGTCGGCAACCTGCAATTTATTGATTGCCCAGAGTATCTGCTCAAATACGGAGCGGCGCAGAGTGCGGGCGGTCTTACGCAAAATAAGCACGTTGACGAAAGGAAACATTAAAACAAGTAATACGATACAAATACTTATAAAACTTGATTTACAGCTTCCGCGCCCGCCGTGTTCCACAAACTCGGTATAGGTGTGATTTATTACATGGCGAAAATCTGGGTTAAAAGAGGCGGGGAATAATTCGCTTGTTTTAATCTCCATTACTGCCCCCGTCTATAATAACCTGTAAGGTGTCGTCCTTTTGCTCTGTTGTATCGGCTTCGGGCTTGTCGCGCCATTTTTCAGGCTGCCTGTTTTTAAGCCAAAAAATACAGGCGATTGTGTCGGGGGCAACGCTTTTCTTCGTTTCCTTTTTGGAAACAACCGTTTCACCCCTTATCTCCGTTTGTGTTTCGGTGTAACTATATCCTGTCGCCCGCTTCAAAAGAGACTTTTCAACTTTTTTATCCGCTTCTTCTTTCGCTCTTTTTAAGGTGTCGAAAAAGGCGGGGTTTTCTTTTTTCCAGTTGCACAGGGTTGTACGGTTTATGTCCAATACGCGCGCGATCTGTGCATCGGTTAAACCGAGTTCCGCCATACGGACTGCAGCTGTTAATTTGTCGTCGCTTTTTTTAGTCGGTCGTCCCATATATATATAGTTGTTCGGCTAACAGTTTGTAAGCGTTACAGGGTCTACAAAATCGACGATTAAATCAACCTTTCGCCTATGGCAGAGAATATATAGTACTGCGTGATGCAGCGCGGCAATAAAGCTTTTGCGAATGGTGTATGTGCTGTTCGGCTGCATAAAACGGGTCAAAACGTACATTGCCGCGTCGTGTGCTTTTTCGTCGGCATCCGAAAAATAAATCTTCTTACTCTGCATATACTGATTAACCATTCGGCGGCATATCGTAAGGGATAGGGCATACATTTTTGTGAGCGCCTTTTGCTTGTCTTTGCGGTAAAGCTCGTACTGGTAATTTAAAAGCTTTTCGTTGTCGGTTTTTGCCTCTGGAAAATAGGGCAGGGCGGGGACTTCGCTTGTTTCGTCCGATTTTTCCTGTTCCGTGAATAATTCAAGCTGTTCCAAAATCCCCACCCGTTTTATGCCTTATGCTTCCCGTTTGTTCGGTCGGTAACTCTCCCAGTCGAAGATACAAAAATCCGCCGACTCCGTAAGTCTATCTATGCTCGCTTTTCCCAGATACGCGATAAAATCTTTTTGCGAAAAATTGCTTGTAAATACCGTCGGCAACCGGTTGTTATATCGCTCGTTGATTATGCGGTATAAGCAATGTTTTTCAACGGTTGCCGTCATAGGCGATTCGGTGCGCCCGATTTCGTCGATAACCAAAAAAGACGCCTTGCCGTATCGGCGGATCAATTCGGCCTGCGAGTATTTTGCCGTGAACGACTTTGCCGCTTCGTACTCCTCGCGGATAACGTCAGAGAGCCTAAACAGCCCGCCCAACTCGTACAGCAACCCTGCTGCAAGGTGTGTTTTTCCCGTGCCGGGGTTCCCGCATAATACAAGCGATTTGAACGCTCCGCAGCGTACCGACTGCAAGTATGCGCTTGTGTCTTTAAGCACTTTGGCGGCTTGCATAGGTCCCTTGAAAGTCTCTATGCGCTCGCGGAAAAACTTTGCGCCGATGCCCGAGTTTTCAAAAGCCCGCTGCTTTTTCCGCTCCGCTTCGGCTTGCATGAGTCGTTCGATTTCCGCGTCGTGCTGTTCCCAGTTTTCAGCTGTCATGTCTAAAAACGCCTTGATAAAATCACGCATTAGAGCCCCCGTTGAATATAGCCGCCATTGCTTCGGTGTCAAAGTCGCTGTCAACGCCCGCTATCGGCGGGGAAGTGGTGCGGGGGCGGTCAAAGTTGTTATGCTCCCACGTGATTACTGCCGCCCGCCAGTCTTTCATCGGGCTTTTTCCGACTTTCCAGCCGTTCGATTCGTAATGAGCATACCAGCGTTCGGGATTTACGTTGTTCCCTCGTTCCCTGCAATATTCGGCTACCTCTGCAAGAGTGGGTTTAACAAATCGCTTGCTTTCAGTCGGGGGAGCGCCGCCAGGCGC